TCAATTTAAACATACCAAGGGGCCGTTACAAGGACAAAATATTGTACCTGAACCAATACAGATTTTTATTTTCGGTAATGTTTACGGATGGGTTCACAAAGATACGGGATTCCGCCGTTTCAGGAAAATGTATTGGCAGGTTGGCCGTAAAAATGCAAAAACTCAGAGTTTGGCCTGTGTCGCTTCATATGAGGCTATGGCAAGCGGTGAAAACATGTCAGAGGTATACATTGGAGCCACAAAAACTGAACAGGCTCAAATATGTTGGAAGGAGATAAAAGCCCAGATAGAAGGGTGCGAACTTTTAAACAAACCGGAGCAAAAATACAGGATTGCATACAGTACCATTGTGCACCCAAAAACAAATTCAATTATCAAAGCTTTATCTAAGGATGCTGGTAAAACAGGGGACGGTTTCAACCCTCAATGTGGCATTATTGACGAATATCACGCACATAAAACATCCGAAATTTATGACGTCCTTGCTTCTGGAATGGGAGCAAGAAACCAACCCTTGATGATTATTATCACAACTGCCGGTTTTGAGTTAAACAACCCTGCTTACCGGGTGGAATATGATTACGTCTCTCGAATTTTGGACCCAAACAAAGTAGAAACCAATGAACAATATTTTGTGATGATCAATGAATTGGATAAGGGCGATGACATCAAGGATGAGCGGAACTGGATAAAAGCAAATCCTATTGTTGCTGCTAATGAACACGGGTTAGAGTATTTGCGCGGCGAGCTTGAAGTCGCTCTAGCGGTTCCTGAAAAAATGCGTAATTTCCTCACTAAAAATATGAATATCTGGGTCAATATGCGAGAAAACGGCTATATGGATATGCAGGCCTGGAAAGATTGCGGGTCTGATCAATTCCCTAATCTAACCGGCCGCGAGTGTTATGTTGGGATTGACCTATCAAAACGAATTGACCTGACAGCTGTATCCTTTATTTTTCCGTTGGATAACGGGAGCTTTGCTGTAGAGAGTCATGGTTTTATGCCAGAAGAAACATTCTATGAGCGCATGAAGACAGATAATGTACCGTATGATTTGTGGAGGAAAAAGAATTGGTTAACCGTCACCGAGGGCGCTGTTGTCGATTATGACTATATCAGAACCTACATTAAAAAAATGGAGAAAGAAAAAGGTTGGCGAATCAAAGAAATTGCTTACGATCCGTATAATGCTACACAATTTGCCCAACAAATGGAGGCGGACGGATATGTCATGATTGAAATTCGGCAGGGTGTTGCCACATTATCTGAACCAACGAAAGACTTCCGTGAAAAAGTAAAAGCGAAAAAGATCATCCACAATAAAAATGATCTGCTGACATGGGCCATGGGGAATGCCGTTACAAAAGTGGATGCCCAGGAAAACATAATGCTGGACAAGTCAAAGTCAACACAACGGATTGACCCGGCGGCTGCGCTTATTAATGCTCATGTGCGTGCTTCGCAAATTGATACGGCCGTTGACTTAAACGCTTATATACAATCTGGATCGTTCAGCCTGTAGGGGGTGGAAATGCTGAAATTTCTAAGATTCTTGCAGATGATTTTAGAGGATATCTTGCTCATCGCAGGCATGGTATTCATTTCAATAGCCATATATCGGATGAACGTAAACGCGGGTTTAATTGCAACCGGTGTTTTTTTATTTTCTCTTGCCAGCTTGGCAGGATTCGTTCGTCAAAAAAATAAGGGGGAAGGAGGGAAATAGATGCTATTAAGCCGTTTAAAGAGCGGAATAAAAAATGAAATTGCTGAAGAGGATAGCGGCTCCCTTCTCCATCCGGCCAATTGGTTTAGAAATATTTTTGCTGGGACAGAGAGTTCATCTGGTGAAAGAGTATCAACAAAAACGGCCGTTTTGCATCCGGATGTATATGCTTGCGTGATTGTTTTGGCTGATGATATTGCGAAACTGCCGATTAAACTTTTTCAGAATCAAAACGGAAACATACAACAGATTCAAAATGAAGTAAGCGACATTATTCTGAACAAAGTCAATAACTACATGACAAGTTTTGTGTGGAAACGGCTTTTGGTTACGAGATTGTGTACTTGGGGAAACAGCTATAATCTTTTGCTTTTTGATAAAGACGGGAATGTGGCTGGGATCAGACCATTAGACCCTGAAGCGACAAATACGAATATTGATCCAAATAACGGCCGGGTATGGTATTCAACCACACTTGACGGCAAGTACCGTGAATTTTTTTACGAAGAGGTACTGCATTTTAAAAACCTGTCTCTTGACGGAATTGTAGGCCAAACCCCGATTTCAGTTATTCGGGACAATATCGGATCAAATAGAGCTGCGACAAAATTTAACGCGAAATTTTACAAGAATGGCGGCGCACCATTTGGCGTTGTAAAAGCGCCGACCCTTTTAGACAGAAAAAGCAAACAAATTCTTAGGGAAGACTGGGAGCGGGTGAATGCGGGGCAGTCTATTGCAGTTTTAGACGCCGGCCTCGATTATTCACAAGTAACAATGCCTATGAAGGATGCTCAATTTATAGAGTCAATGAAGTGGAATCGTCAGCAGATTGCATCGATTTATAAGGTGCCTCCGCATAAAATAGGTGAGCTGGACAGGGCAACATTTTCAAATATTGAGCAACAATCCTTAGATTATGTCAAAACCACTTTACAGCCAATCGTCACAAATATTGAACAAGAGTTAAACGATAAGGTTTTGACAGAGAAGCAGCGGGGAGCTGGCTATTACTTTAAATTTAACCTGGAATCAGAGCTCCGCGGGGACAGTAAATCACGTGCTGAATTTTATAAAACGATGCAAAGTGTCGGCGCTTTTAGCGTTAATACTATTCTTCAAAAAGAGGACATGACAGGCATCGGAGAGATCGGCGATGAGCATTACGGAAACTTAAACCTTGTTCCCCTTTCAATTATGAAAGAGTATCAACTTAGCAAGGTCAAACGGTCTTCAAATCGCCTGAAAGGGGGTGATGGCAACGGAACAGAAGAAGAAAAACAAGTATTGGAACATGAAGGTTCTGAATGATTCGTCCGCTGAAATCACGCTTTACGGTTCGATAACTGGCGAAGGCTGGTTCAGTGAAAGTTCATCTAAAGCCTTTCAGTCTGAATTGAAAAGTTTAGGTGATGTGAGCTTTATTGATTTGTACATCAATTCGCCTGGTGGGGATGTTTTTGAGGGGCAGGCTATTCATTCGATGCTTCAGCGTCACAAGGCAAAAATCAATGTCTATGTGGATGCACTGGCTGGAAGTATTGCTTCTGTCATTGCAATGGCCGGCGATAAAATTACGATGCCAAGTAACGCCATGATGATGATTCACAACCCATACATGGGGATGGTCGGGAATGCCGCGGAATTCCGGAAGGCAGCCGATGATCTGGATAAGATTACTGAAAGTATCGTTTCCACATATCTTGCGAAAGCAGGAGATAAACTGGACGACGGGACTTTACGCCAGTTGCTGGATGAGGAAACCTGGCTCACCGCCGATGAAGCTTTAAATTATGGTTTGATCGATATGGTTTCAGAATCAAAGGATGTAGCAGCCTGCATTGATCATCAGGTACTGGCACATTTTAAACATGTTCCAGGCAAAATTGTTGCTCAATCTACTGCTGAAAGTCCGGCTGAAGAAACTAAGCCGGATGAATTACTAAAACAAAAGATCAATATGAAACTTGAACTCTTAAATCTTTAAGGGTTCTTTTTTTATGCCACTTTTAAGGAGGACAAGCATTTGAAACAGAAAAAGTTATTGAGACTTGATATTCAATTTTTTGCCGCTGGCGGGATGTCCAAAAAAGAACGAGAATTGCGCCAGACCTTGGCGGAAAAACGTACAAAAATTGAAGCGCTGACCGATGAAGGGAAAATAGACGAAGCCAAAAAACTGCTTGCTGAGGCTCAACAAATTAAAGATCAAATTCAAACATATGAGGATTTACGAAACATGCAGGTTTCATATGCACAAGAAGAGCCGCAGCATGATCCAGAGACAAAGACACCGCAACAGGCAACGGATGATATCGCTGAAACAGAAGTGAAGAATCATGTTCAGCTTTTTGCTTCCGCCCTTAAAACAGGAAAGGTACCGCAGCCACTGGCTGCAATGAAAGAAGGTGTGGATGAGGACGGCGGGCTTATTGTACCGCAGGATATCTCCACGAAAATTAATGAAAAACGTCGCCAGTTCGATACCCTGGCAAATCTCGTCGATGTCATTCCGGTATCAACAAACAAAGGTTCGCGGGTTCTTGAAAAATTATCAGATATCACCCCGTTGGCAAATCTTGAGGAATTAGAAGATATTAAAGAGTTAGAGAACCCTAAATTTGAAAACATTAAATATAACATCAAGGATTATGCCGGGATCTTGGTTCTTTCAAACGATCTGCTTGCAGATACAAAGGAAGCGCTCTTGCAGTATCTAACGACTTGGTTGGCGAAAAAATCAGCCGTAACCCGTAATACGTTGATCCTTAATCAATTGGGGACCCTTGCAAAAACTACGGTTTCAAAACAGGACGACATTAAAGACATTCTTAATGTCAAACTCGATCCAGCTATTAATGCGACAACTAAAGTTGTCACAAACCAATCCGGCTTTAATATGTTGGATAAACTGAAAGACGCGTTCGGCCGCTACCTACTTCAGCCGAATCCTACAGACCCGACGAAAAAGTTGTTGTTTGGAAAGCCGGTTTCTGTGATTTCTGATAAATATTTGCCGAGCAGCGGCACAAAAACTCCAAAACATCCGTTGATCATCGGAGACCTTAAAGAAGCCGTTAAACTGTTTGACCGCCAGCAGTATTCCATTTTAACGACAAATGTCGGTGGTAAAGCATTCTACCGTAACTCTACAGATGTGCGAATCATTGAACGTGAGGACGTTGTACTTTGGGACACGGATGCTGTTGTTTACGCGGAATTTGCATCTATTAAAGACGCTGTTCCCGACAATGAAACTCCAAGTACTGGCGACACAGAAGATAAATCAGTTGACGTAGGAAAATAAAAAATAGTAAAGGATGATGAAAAATGGCAAAACAATATCTGAACGAAGATGACGGAGTATTTACTTCCTCAAGAGACAATGGACAAGGTGAACCTATTACAGATGTTTTTCTTGCAGGCATGGCTGGAGGCCTCATTCCTCCCCGGGTTATTTCAGAAACCTACCTTGAAAATACAACTGTAAAAGCTGGAGAATCGGTTTATTTGAATTTAGACGCCAAAGGGAGCGGCCTAGGGATCGGCATTTATACCAATGAAAAGGGCAACCTTACAGTCAAGCTCACTTATATTATTCCTGGAACAAGCAATTTCACAATTAAAGAATATGAAGACGTTTTGACACTTGAAAACAATGATCGGGGCCTTAAAAAGGTAGATGTTCTCTCTTCATCACCGCGTATCATGCTCACAAACAGCGGAGATACTGATGTGAGCATTAAGAGCCTCGTTATCACGCATTTTTCATAAGATGGTGATGTCAAATGACTGAAACCGAACAAAAAGAGCTTGAAGAAGCAAAAAAATTCCTCCGGATCGATGGCGATCTGGAGGATGATTTAATTCTTAGCTTTATTGCATCTGCAAAAGAATATATTACAGCTGCAACCGGGTTGCGATTTCCTAACAATTCGGCGCGGGCTGATATGTGTGTGAAGGCTTTTGTTACCCATTGGTATGAAAACCGGGAAATAGCGGGCACAACTTCAAATCTTGATGGGGTGCTTACGATGATGATCAATCAATTAAAATATACGGTTCCGGAGATTGATTCCAATGCTGAATGACATGCGATATCGAATCAAGTTTCAAAAGAAAAAAGAAGGCGGCCGTCTCCCTGTGGAAGGTGACTATGAAACGGTCGTTGAATGTTGGGCAAAAGCTGAAGGATTAAAAGGCCGGGAATACTATGCAGCAGCGGCTGTACAAAAAGAACATACAATAAAATTTACGATCCGACACCGTGAGGATATCGACAAACATATGCGGATTCTGTTTGAGAACCAATCATATGAGATCGAATCAATTCTTCCGAACTATTCCCGAAAAAATTTCACCACAATCAGGGCAAAGGCGGTGGAATAATGAAAATCGAAATGGAGATGCAGGGCTTTAAAGAATTAGATTCATATTTATCTTCACTCGCAAGGAAGGACGAAAAAATAAATAAAGCTGCTGTGAAAGCCGGCGGCGCGATTCTTGCGAAGGAAATTAACAAGAATGCTCCCCGTTCCAATATTGGAGGGAGCCATCCCCACATTGATGAAGATATTATAGTCGGTAATCGCACGAGAAAGGACCCTGATGGTGAGATATATGCTGTGGTCGGCCCTACAAAAGATACAAAATACCGTGTCCATTTACCGGAATTCGGTACGATCCATCAACCGGCTAACCCGTTTATTCAGCAGAGTATGAAAAGTGCAAACGATCGAATGCTTGAAGCGATGGTAGCCGTTATTAGGAAAGGGTACAAGCTATGAATGTTGCAGAAAGAGCATTACAACTGAAAAACAGAGTATTTGAAGCGCTGGAAACCGATCCAGCGCTTTTATTGTTGGCCGATCCAGCAAACATTTTTGAACTTGCGGTACCGATTGGCATCAAAAGCAAACCAGCCTATATCGTTGTTCAGGAATTGGACTACAGAACTACAGGATGGGCTGACGGAAAGCCGATTAAAGACAGTGCCGTTTATCAAATTGATGTATACAACGATTCTTCCTGCGATCAGATTTTGGCTGCCGTAGTTGGGGTCATGAATCGATTAGATTTTCAAACAGGAATTTTAATCAATGACTTTTTAAAAGATGAGGGCCTTATCCGGAAAGGTTACCGGTTTGAGGCCAATATTTTACTATAATTGGAGGTTTTAGAATGCCTGAATATAGTTCCGTTACCGGGTTGGAAGGCGTTAGATTTGCGCCTTTAAAAAAGGTGAATGGTCTTTATGTAGCTTCAAAAATTATTGAATATCCCTATGCAATCAACGCGAAAGTAAATACGGAAACATCAACCGAAAAACAATATGCAGACAACAAATTAGTTGATATGGCCGTCACAACAGGTTCCACAAAGTTGGAGCTGGAAATGCGGGATTTACCGATGGAAATCTTGGCCGAACTGTTAGGAATTGAGGAAACAGACGGCCTCTATTTATTTAAGAAAAATATAATTCCGCCGTGGGTTGCTATGTCTTTCTTTGGGCCAAAAGCAAACGGTAAGAATCGCCATGTGGGACTTGTAAAAGGGCGTTTTTCTTTGCCGGATGATGAATGGAAAACAAAAGAAGAAAAGACAGATTTTCAGACGGTCAAACTTTCTGCTGAATTTATGGAGCGCGAACAAGACAACGCCTATAAAGTATTGGCCGATGAGGACGCACCGAATTTCAGCTTGGACAAGTTTTATGAAAAAGTGTTTGGCGATGCTTATAAAAATTCTGACTCAGGCTCTGAGAATAAATCCAGCGTAGACATTGGAAAGACGGTATAGAGGGAAGCTCCGTACTTCTTTTTTTAAAATCTAACAAAACAAAGGAGGAGTCAACATGGCTCAAAAACAAATATCGGTAAAATTGTGGTTTGAAAAAGAAGAAAAATATAAAACGTTTATTGCACCTCGTACAAATACAAAAACTTTGTATGAAGCTCTTGAGCTAGATGAGGCAGCCGCTAAAAATACCAACAGTATTAAGGCAGTGCTTAAAAGCCTTGAGGATCGTATGAAATTCATTGTGCGTGTATTCCATAATCAATTTACTTTAGAGGAATTTCAAGAAGGCCTACAGTCCTTTGAAGTTTCAAACGAAGTAAGGCGAATCATGGGGGAAATTATGGGTTATGAGGAAGTTAAGGAGGAAGAAGATTTTTTGTCGGCAGCGGAAGCGGAGGCCTTTCAGCAGAAAAAGGAATAGAACAGCTCAATGATATATATGCGGCCCTTTTAAAACAGGGATGGACCATGACAGAAATTGACGAGATGGATATTTACCATTACTTAGAAGTCTTGGCTCATGAAAATAAACCAAAAGTTGTTCCAATTGATCAAGTGTTTTTCTAAGACTGGCTTTATCGCCGGTCTTTTTTCGTTGAGTTTATGCCAGGGAAGCGGGGTGGATACATATGGCGCAACCTATCGGAAATATGGTTGTTAAAGTAGGCCTTGATGATACCGGCTTTAATCGCGGAATTGAAGGTCTAAAGCGGCAAATGCGTTTAGCGAATTCAGAAATGAAGGCATCCGGTGCAGTATATAAAGCTGCGGGCAATCAGTCTAAGTTTCTTCAATCGCAAGTAGAAGGACTTAATAACAAATACCGCATACAAGGCCGTTTAGTTGATGAGCATCGGACAAAATACAATAAGTTAGTCAGAGAAAAAGGGCTGGACAACCGAGAAACGCAGATACAAGGCCGCCGGCTGAATGATGCAATTGCCGTTCATCAAAGCCTTGGAAATGAACTGCAACGAGTAACAAAACTATTTGAAAATACCACAAACAGCACCCGACGAGCAGCGGGTGTTTTTTCTGTGTTTAAGCGTAATTCAGGAGAAGTATCTAAAGAGCTAAACGCGGTGTATCAATCAGCCACAACTGCCGGAAAGGCTCTTTCTGCAATCGGCGCAGCGGGAACTTTGGGAATCGGCATGTCTGTTAAAGCCGCAGCTGATTTTGAGAAAGCGATGAGCCGTGTCGGTGCTTTGGCAAATGCGACAAATGATCAAATGAGTGAGCTTACAAAAACAGCCCGTCATTTAGGTGCAACAACTCAATATACAGATGGGCAAGTAGCAGAAGGTATGCAGTATCTTGCGATGGCCGGATATAAAACAAATCAAATTATCGGGGCTATGCCTGGCCTTCTCGCGACTGCCGCAGCCGGTCAAACAGACCTTGGAGTTACGGCCGATATCGTTTCTGACATTTTGACTGAATTTCATATCAAGGCTGAAGACACAAACCGTGTTGCGGATGCAATGACATATACTTTTACGAATTCAAACGCCACCCTGCAAGAAATCGGGCAAACAATGAAATATGCAGCACCGGCCGCAAAAACAGCGGGAGTCAGCATGGAGGAATTGGCGGCGGCAACCGGTATCATGGCAAACAGCGGAATTAAAGCTGATATGGCTGGAACGGCTTTAAGGTCTACCTTGACGCGACTTTCGGCGCCACCAAAACCAGCTGCATCAGCGATTGAAGAGTTGGGTCTAAAAGTTACAGATTCAACCGGTAGAATGCGTCCGCTTGCTGATATTATCGGACAAATCAATGAGAAAACAAAAGATTATACCGAAACTGAGCAAATTCGTATTGCCAAACAGCTGGCGGGGCAACATGCGCTTTCCGGGTTTATTACCTTAATGCACGCCGGTAAAGATAAGCTTCAAGAATTCACAAGAGAAATTGAAGGAAGTGGCGGCACAGCTGAAAGAGTAGCCAAAAAGCAAATGGACAACCTGGCTGGCTCTATTGAGTATCTGAAATCTGCTACAAACAATGCTGTTATCACTTTTGGAAATCAGTTCTTGCCTGTTATCCGGGCTACAGCTGACGGACTAACAAAGCTTGTAACCTGGTTTGACTCATTGCCCCCTTCTGTGGCGAGTACCATTGCGATTACTGGCGGTGCAGTCACTGTATTTTCCCTCTTAGGCGGCGCGTTCTTACTGTTGCTGGGCTCTTTGCCAAAAGTAGCAGCAGGCTGGAATATGCTTCGGACCGCGGGCGGATATTTAACGCGGAATGTAAATCAAGCATCGGTCAGTCTTGGCGTTTATTCTACGGAAGCCATTGCAGCGGGCGCAGCTTCCAGGACAGCGGCTGCAGGAATGACAACAACATCTGCGGCAGCGGCGGCAGCATCCACACGAATGGGACGTTTTCATCAGTCAGCCAATCTGGCAACAACCAGAGTCGGGAGGCTTGAACAATCATCCAGCAGAAGTGCTAAAGCCATGCGAGGCCTAGGCGGTGCTTCACGTGTTGCCGGCGTTGGTCTTGGATTGTTTGGCGGGCCAGTTGGTTCAATTGCCGGGCTAATTCTTTCATTTGCTCCTGAGCTCTTAAAATTCGGTGGGAGTATTTTAAAGGTTGGGGCCAATGCAATTAAAGGCGCCGGCGGCTTTATGAATTTAGCAAAAAGCGGTTTTGGCCTATTCAACATTCTCAAAAAAGGAGCAGGAGTTGTCGGCCTTTTACGTGGCGGATTGAGCTTGTTAGGTGGTCCTGTTGGTCTTGCTGTAACAGGAGTGACACTTTTAACCGAAGCTGGTACAAAGTATTATGACAATCTGAAGAAAAGGGTTCTTCCATCGACTATTGACTTTGGTGAGGGAGTATCGAAGGCTACTGCAAAAGCTGTGAATGCTTATGAAGATATGAATATTAAAGTCACAGCAAAGCTCAATACCCTTCGAGCAACAAATACAAAGATCACCAAGGATATTGCCGATGATGTGACAAAGCAGTTCACTGAAATGGGAGACTCGTTGAAAAAGGGATTTCAAACAAGTGCCGATTCAGCCACTAAAGTGTTACAAGATTTTTATGCTTCAAATGATAAAACCTCAGATAAACAAGCAGCTAAGATACTCAATAAAATTGAAAGTGGGAATGAGAAGAAACAGAAAGAGATACAAGGTTATGTGGACCGGGTAAATGAAATTTACAGAACCGCGGCTAAAGAAAACCGTAAAACTACGGAAAAAGAAAATAAGGAAATAGCAAAAATCCAGAGAAAAATGCTTGCTCAAATGGAGACTGCACTTTCAACGAGTAAAGATGAGCAAACTAAAATCTCACGAAAATTGAAAGAAGAATCCTCCAATCTCTCTGCTAAACAGGCGGCCGCTGTTGTGAAAAACAGCAACAAAGCTAAGAATAAAACAATCAAAGCAGCAAAAGATCAATATAAAGCAGTGGTTAAAGCAGCGGACGACCAATATTATGTCAAAGGGACAATTAGTAAAAAAGAGCATGACGATACTGTTAAAAAAGCAAGGGATCAGAAAAATAAGACGATAGCAAATGCGGAAGAGTCACATAAAGGTGTCGTAAAAGAAGCTAAAAAGCAAGCTGCTGGACATATTAAACAAGTAGATTGGGAAACCGGCGAGGTTCTTGATACGTGGGATCAAACCGTTATTGATATAGCCGGTTTTGTGAACAGTATCACCGGCGGAATTAATAAGGTTCTTGAATTTATGCACATCCCAACTATTCCAGAATGGAAGCCTAAAGGCTACAGCGGCAATTCTGAAAAGATGCAGGTCGCTCCTGGTGTTGCATATGCGAAAGGGACAGACTTTCACCCAGGAGGAAAAGCGCTTGTTGGTGAAGAAGGATGGGAGCTTGCACATACACCAGGCGTCGGAACTTATGTTGTAGGGGCAAGCGGCCCGCAAATTTGGGACCTACCGCGCGGAACATCTGTACTTCCTCATGATCAGTCAAAAGAGCTTGCGGCTTCGGGGCTTCCTGGATATGCAGGTGGGGTTGGCGACTTTTTCAAAAAAGCTGCTGAAGGCTCTAAGAAAATGGTCAACGGAGCAATTTCTTTCGGAAAAGGTGTTGTGGACAGAGTCGGGGATGTTAGTTCAAGCGCTATGGACTTGATTATTAACGGTCCCGGTAAATTGATTAAAAAACTGTTTAGCGGGCTAATACCATACAAATCAGGAAAAGGCATTGATTCGTTTGGAACCGGTATATTCAAGACCTTAAAAAATGGGACAACTGAATTTTTGAAAGGAGTCATGCCAGAGCCGTCCACATTTAAAGGGACCGGAGGAACGAAATCCGTAAACCAATGGGTGACAGAGGCTGTAGGCATAGCGGGGGTACCTCTTTCATGGATTCCAGGGCTTGTGACCATCGCCATGAAGGAAAGCGGCGGAAATCCAAATGCTATCAACTTATGGGATTCCAACGCGAAAGCCGGCCATCCTTCACAGGGATTGATGCAGACGATCCCGAGCACTTTTAACGCAAATAAGTTTCCTGGACATAACAACATTTTGAATCCGATAGATAATACGTTGGCTGCCATTAACTATATCAAGCGCAGATATGGAGACATTAGCAATCATCCAGGCTTAAAATCAATGGCCCGGGGTGGCGGCTATGTTGGTTATGCAAAAGGCGGTATCTCGCCAGGTCGAGGAGGCTCAAAATGGGCTGTTTTAAATGAACGAGGGTATGATGAAACAACCATCACGGAAGACCCTTCATATAGGGAGCGTAATATTGGGCTATGGACTCGGATAGGTAGTAAGCTCGGCGTACTTCCGGATTTGCAGGATGGGATGATTTCAAAAGCACTTCTTCTGCTTCAAAAAGTTTCGGCAAAACCTGAACAAGAGCTGCCACCACCTAATGATTTTTCTGTGGACATTAGCCGTGTTGTTAAGAATCAAGAAAAACAAATCAGTATGATGGCAAAGCAAATTGATTTTCTAAATAAAAATGTGCAGCTCTTGCAGCAGCTTTTACTAAAAGACAGCAACACATATCTTGATGGCAGAAAAATTGACCAATCAGCCGGTGATCGGTTTAATCGAACTTCATTCATAAACGGGGTGAGATAGTGAAATTATTCCTAGATTACGATAATGGACTTGGGGAGCAGAGTTTAAAAAGCCTGCTTCCTTTTTTTGAACCTTTAAGCTTCACACCTGAAGCACCTGGGATTGATCGCGAAACGGTTAGCATACCCAGAATAAATGGAGTAATCCTTCCGCAGCATCCTCGGGATGTCACATATACAGAACGAAAAATAACCGTTGAATTTTATTTGAATTCAGTCATCGCTGAAAACTTTTATCAATTTAGGCGGGAACTTTACGCGCTTTTAGTCAAGCCGTTTCCCTATTATATCTCGACCGATTTATTGCCGAATCTCCGTTTTCGTGTAACTTGTGATGGGAATTTTAGTATTCCAAAAGAAAAGGAGAAAAACTTTGTAACGTTCACAGTTGAATTTAACAACATCACTGGACTGGCAGAATCCAAATTCACTTCTTTGACAAAGCAGAATTTTGATGGAGAACATTGGAGTCCGGGAATGAATATTCACATGCGTGACGATCTGGAATACAGGTTCAAAAATCGAAAGAGGTTTCAGGTTTATAACACCGGTGATGCCTATATCAATCCTTTGGAACATGCCTATAATGTGACCTTATGGGCGGCCGGAAAAAATGTGACGATCATTAACCATACAAATGGTGAAAAGCTGAAAATTGAGCAAGAATTAAAAAAATCACAGCGAGTTTCTTTTATTAAGCAATACACGGTGATCAATAAAACACCTATCAAAACATCCGGCAGGCTCCCGGGACTCGATATAGGAATGAATGAGTTTGAAATCCAGAATACCAATGATTTTGAAATTATATTCGATACCCGTTTCTACTACGCGTAAGGAGCATGCAATATGGCAAATACAGATTTTATAAAAGTAATTGCACCGGACGCCCAAAGAGTCTATAAAAAGTATGATATTCTCGCGTCTCTCATTATTGCTCAAGCCTGTTTAGAGAGCGGATGGGGTACAAGTGAGCTGGCGCAGAAAGGAAAAAACTTATTCGGCATCAAGGGTACTTATAACGGTCAATATGTTCTCATGTGGACGACTGAATATGATAAGAACGAGAATCCAACTCGTGTACAAGCCAAGTTTCGGAAATATCCATCTTGGACTGAATCAATTCAAGACCTAGCTAATTTGTATGTGAACGGAACGAGCTGGAACCCGAATCAGTATAAAGCTGTGGTCGGGGAAAAAGACTACAAAAAAGCAACAGCAGCACTTATTAAAGCTGGTTATGCTTCCGATCCCAACTATGCAACAAAGTTGAATAACCTCATCCAAACCTACAATCTAACACAATATGACACTGTGGATGGGGTGCCAGATGGACCTGACGAGCCTACAAACCCGAATCCTACCCCAGGGTATCCAAGCAAGGAATATGACGGGAAAGACATTACGCTCAATCAGAATCTGCCGACAGATGTTGATTTTCCACAGTTGCATGTCTCAACGAAAGACGGAAAGAGCGTTGTGGAAATAACGGGCGTTTCCGTCGATCTGATGGACGATACGACTGGCAAAAAGAGTTTTACCTTTACGATCACAAAAACGCAGGAAAACGGTACAGAATTTGATTTATTGGTGGATGACAATATTCTTTATTTGGACGAGAAAAAATTCAATCACCAAAAATATTACATTACGGGTGTCCAACTTCATCAAGAGAAAAATGTCATAAGGAAAACCGTTACAGCAAGCCACATATTCACTGTGCTGCTTATTAACAACAGGATTCATGAAACTGTATCAAAGAAATTAAGATTGAGAGATGCGCTTGATTTTGCTCTGAAGAATACAGACTTCAAATATATTTTTAAGACGCCGGAGAGTGAATTTGAATCAGCAGATCAAGAAAATTTTGGTGATAAAAACTCGACAGAGCTAATGGATGAAATAATTGAGGATTATGGGATTGAAATAGACGTGGATAATTACAAAATTTATATCTACAAAAAGATGGGGAAACGGATTAATTTCACCCTAGATTCGCGCTATAATATGCCCGGCATTTCAATTACAACAAACTCGCAAAACAGTACAACACGTGCCTGGGGATACGGGGCCTTAAAAAAGGGGAGCAGTACTGATGACAAAAACCCTCAGTACGAGTTTGAGCCTATTTTATACATTCATCCAGACGAAAAGAAATTCTTGATTGAAGGGAAGCCACGCTGGGCTGAACCGATCAGGGATGAGCGCTATAAAAAAGCCAGCAGTATGATTTCTGCATTAAAAAGGCATGTGAATCCATATCCGGAAATGACGGTAGAAGCTGATTTCCAAAAAATCTATGAGCCGAAGCTTTTAGAGATCGAGCAAGATTTCTGGAAAGGCGACACCATCCATGTCTTGGCTGTTACGGCATCAGGGATCATGTTTGAAGACGATGTTCGGCTGATTTCAATTCAGTACAATCCGTTGAACCCATACAGCAGTCCAAAATTGACGTTTGCAAACTTCCGCAAAGATATCCAAAGCATAAATGTGGATCAAGCGAAAAGGCTTAGAGATCAAAAACGATATATTGACCAGCTTTTTAAAACGCTCAGGTAGGCGTTTTTTTATTTTGCCAAAAAGGGAGTGATGGACATGTTGCGGCTGATTAAGCACTACAATAAAACCCGTAATTCACTTTATGAATCCCAGCTAAGTGAAGATATGCAATCCATAGAAAATGCCTTGAATGATCACGATTATAATTTGAAAAGACATAAGTCTTCCAGAGCCGCCCACACGTCGGAACAAATCGACCACGGCGGCTTTACTGTTGGAAACCGTCTGAAAAATTTATCAGCACGCTTTGCCAACCTAGTCACAAATCACGACGGTTCAGATGTCAAAGAAGTAGTGGACGCCCGGGTGACAACTGACGGAGAAATTGCTCAAACATTGAAAGATCGCCTAGACTTAGAATTTAATAGACTCGCACAAAAAATAAAGCGCACTGTGTATGTAGATGACTTTGGGGCCGTTCCGGACGGAAAAACCGACAGCACTGAGGCTTTCAAAAAGGCTTTAGGGAATGGCCGGGTGCGAATTGAGTTAAGTGCCGGTACTTATATTGTGAAAGGCATCAAGCTCCCATCCTGGACGTACTTGATTGGAAAGGGAAAAGGTATCACGACCATCAAACTTCATGAGAATACGCCCGCCAGTGAATGGGTGATTACAAATGCAGACTATGAGCAGGGAAACAGAAATATTTTTGTGCAGGGGATGTCGCTTGATTGGAATCCGAATAGACAAGGCGGAGTTCGGTCGACTGGCGGGCAACATTCCAGCTGCTTAACATTTGCCAATGTGAAATACGGCTGGGTGAAAGATGTTGAGGCGATAAACCCAGGGCTGCACGGTTTTGATATTACAGCTCCTACTTATGATCATTTGCCAACAACCGATTATACGAAGAACGGGAGTCGTTATATATGGCTAGACAATTGCGTTGCATACGGATATGGCGACGATGGGATTACCGCACATTACAGCGAATATATTTTCATATCCAATTCACATTGTGTTTATCCAAGCGGCAAAGCTCATAAACAGGGGGAGTCCAATTCCAACGGTATTGAAATTGACGACGGTTCAAAGCACGCCTGGATACTGAATTGCTATTCTGAAGGAAATGTCAGGGGCGTAGAGGTTAAAGCTCATGCCAAATGGCCGGCTGCTCAAAATGTCCATGTTATCGGTCATGTGTCTTATCGTGATGTGCGGTCATACGATATCCGTCATATCGGCCATCATTTAGCATCTGACCCTGAAAGCACGACAGCTTACGATGTCACATTAACAGATTGTACGGCGATTGAACCGGTATTTAATTCCTTGTATAAGGACCTTTCACCGCGTGCGCTTGTCATTTCTGCCTATAAAAATGTTGTGGTCAGCGGCTTTACAGCTATCGGTGATCCTTCATACGATTATAAAAACTATCCCGCTATCGCACTTCAATATCGCAGCCGAAACATTTCACTCACTGGAATTCAAGTGCGTGGGTTTAAAAAAGCTGAAGCGGATATCCGTCTTTTTGGCGGCAACCAGCGGACTGATAATGTCAACATTTCAAACTTTACGTTCTATAAATCTGCTAAAAGCGGCATTGTGATTGGCGGGGGAGTATATAACGTTAACATCAACAATGGGATCATGACAGGGGACAAGGGTGCTTATGGCATCACCTCACCAAACAGCCAAGCCAATATTGTGGGTGTTTATGCGGAGGGTTATGATTATGCGGCAATGATTAAAGGTCAAAAGTATAAATATATGCCAAACAACTTAAAAGGCGGGACGAGGGTTGCCACAACTTCAGGATATGCGACTTCAGAGACCGGTTTTATTGCGGCTTCTTCCGGTGATCCTGTCGCTTCCGGAGAGGCTTCAGCTGTCATCGGATCAACCGGCGGATGTAAGGCACAGGGCACGCGGAATGTGGTGATCGGTTCTTCTGAAAGATCGACCGCAACGAAAGACGGAAGCCGGTCTGTCATCGGATCATCAAATAATGTCAGGATTGAGGGGGATGGAGTATCCCGAACAATTCTATCGTCACAAGCTGTCATCAACAATAAGAGCTATACGGTGGCGCTTGGATACGGTACAGGGAGTCCATCGGCTTCAAATAAAAAGGTAGAGATAAACGCAAAGGCTGGGAATGTTTTAGGCACCGGTCGTATTGAAAGTGTTTCTGACTTAAAGGACTTGGCTGAATACTTTGAATCCAAAGACGGCAGCAAGATTGAGTCCGGTTACCTGGTAACAATGGACGGCGATAAAATCCGGAAAGCAGAAAAAGGTGAAAAGGTTTTAGGCGTTATTTCAGAGACGGCCGGCGTCATTATGGGCGGCGCAGCTTTTTATTGGAATGATCGCTATTTAAGAAATGAGTTCGGCGGGATCATTTATGAAGAAATCAACGTTGAATCAGAAGACAAAGACGGTAATGTGGTGATTCAAAAAGAACTCGTTCCAAAAGAAAATCCACATTACGATCCGGATGTAGAATATATTCCGCGGGAAGAGCGGGACGAGTGGCATGTTGTGGGGCTGGTCGGCCAGGTCTATGTCAGGATTAATGATACGGTCCAGGCAGGGGACAGCATCGTGCCTTCAGGCGGCATTGGCACTAAATCAGAAGACGGAACAGGCTTTTATGTGATGCGTATCAAGCAGCCTTACTCTCATCAAAAAGGATATGGTGTCGCCTTGGTCTTTATGTATCCGCAGCTGTAAAGGAGGCTCATTGATGATTTATAAACAAGGTGGTATATCACTTGATATAAACGCGCGGAAATCGAGCGCGCAATCAACCAACATCCAATTTTTCACCCAGGATACGGGCAGCGCAAAGCTGTCCTTTTCTTTTACAAAAGACGGCGTTCCATTGCCCCTTTCGGCCGTAGACGCCAAAATTGTCCTTCTGTATGCGGGCGACTCGTTTTATAAACGCAGCCTTACGCTGACGGACAAGGTAAACGGGAAAGCCGAATATGTTTTGTCTGACGAAGAACTCAAGCATTCCGGTGAAGTTAAGGCCGAAATCAAGCTTTATTATACGAATGGTCAGGCGCTTGCGACGGTCTTTTTTACCTTCCACATTGAGAAAACTCTTGAAGATCAAAATATCGTGCCTGTTGCGGAGTATTATATTGACGATTTTGAAACGCTCCGGGCTGGCATTAACAAAACTGTGGCGGAGATCAGCCAAACTCTTGATGAGATCAAAGCAAAATTTGCGGAGTTTGAAAATATTGAATCAAAAGACGGGGCAACGGAAAAGGCGAATAAGGCTGAAGCGAATGCAAAGGAATACACGGACAAAGCTGAAGCGAGCGCGAAAGAATACACGGACAAAGCGGCAGTAAGCGCAAAGGAATACACGGATACCCATGCTAAGAACACGGATATTCATATCACGGCAGCGGAGCGGGATAAATGGAATAAGGCGGAGTCCCGGGCTGAGGCTCATGCAAATAATAAGACAATTCATGTGACGACTGCCGAACGTACTAAATGGAACAATTCTCAACTATATAAATTGACACAAGATAATGGTGTGCGAAATCTTATTCCTGATGGTACTGATTTATTAACTTTGCCGCCTGGTTTTTATTACGGTGTCAATAATAGACTACTTAATAACCCTGAACCTGATAATGTTGGATGGTTCAATTATGACATTATGGATGGAAACTCTGGAAGAAAAACAATTATAGCCACAGCAAGTTACCACAATAAGATGTGGTTCGCGACCATCCATACAAATGGTGACTTTAGGGGTTGGAAAAGAATATTAACTTCTACTGACTTTGAACCCGTCTGGACTGAAGTTCCTTTAAAAAACGGCGCGAAACATGGGGCTAGAAAAGTTATGTGTGCGGTGATTGGCGGTTTTCTGTGTTTAAAAGGCGAGATTATCACCAATAGAGGCGTGATTTTTGGGACGTTACCAGCTTCATATAGACCTGACCAGCTCCGCAGCAGACTTATTCCTATATTCGGTACAACAGGGATGACCAAATTGTATATCGAAACAAACGGAAATATGAGGCTGGAGGGGCAAATCGCTGATAAGTCCGAGAACATAACTTCATATGGTTTGGACGAAATTATTCCCCTGTAGGAGAGATAAGTCATGAAAAACATTTTTAAATATGACAAAGAGACGTTCTTGTTGATTGATAATGATATCATTCAGCCTGATGATCAAGGGAACTATGAAATTCCGGATGGATGGACAGACATTCCATTTGACCCGGGTTTATATCTTCCGAAGTTTTTTCCGGACGAAAAGGTGTGGAAGGAGACGGCTACAAAAGAGTACATTGAAAGCTTGCTGCCTCCGGAGCCTGAAGCGAGTGAAATTGAGCTACTAAAAAAGCAAAACGCTTTACTCTCTTATCAATTGGCCCGTCTTCAAAAAGAAGTTGCATCATTGAAAGGTGATGGTTCCTCATGATGTATCCAGACTTTGCGGCTATTAAGCAGTTTTATGATTGGGGTTGTTATGATGATGACTCAATCATGAGAGATTACGTAGACTGGGGCCATATTACCCCGGCAGAATATGAAGAAATAACAGGCCGGAGTTATGACAAACCCGCCGTCTGTGTGGATTTAGGAATGACAAGCGCCCAATAAGGGTGTTTTTATTTTGCCTCAAAGGAGGTGAAAACGATGTGAGAAAAGGAGGATTTCAGGACATGACACAACCGAATGATTATGATGTTTTACAAAAAGAAATCGCAGAGATCAAAGCAGATCAAAAAACACAAGATCAGCGGATCACTACCCTCGAAAGAACGACTGACCGACATGATCAGCAGATCATTTCTATCAATGAAAAGCTGAACAAGATCGAGGAAAACACAACTTGGATCAAGCGCAGCATCACCGGCGCGATCATTACAGCGGTTAGCACCGGAATCATCGGCGGCGCAATCGCTATTTTTTATAATCTATTGCAGAAATAAGGAGGAAAACACAATATGAAAAACTTTGACAAAGGCACGGTCGTCCGGACGGTGCTTCTTTTTATTGCATTGGTAAACCAGACATTAATCATGTTTGGAAAGGCAGCTTTGCCGATCAGCGAGGACCAGGTCAATACGCTGGCCGACGCCTTGTATTTAACTGGCTCTACGATTTTTACAATCGTCACGACGTTGGTCGCTTGGTATAAAAACAACTATGTCACCGGTAAAGGTAAGCAGCAAAAAGAAGTTCTAAAACAAAAAGGATTAACAAAATGAGGTTGCCAGCTGGCAGCCTTTTTTATTTAAAACAAAATTGGAGGGGTTCAAATGGTTAAAGTCGTAAAAAACTTTGTGAAAGTCAATCAGTATACCCGGCCGGGTCTGAAAATGTCGGGAGTGAAAGGCATTGTCATGCACTGGACGGCTACTCCCGGCGCGTCCGCACTGAATGAGCGGAATTATTTCAATGGCACGTGTATCGCTGATAAACGTTACGCGTCATCCCATTATTTTGTGGATCGAAAAGAAGCGCAATTGATTATTCCAGAAAATGAAGTCGCCTATCACGCCCATGATCAAAACCGCTGTTACGTCAGTTTTTTAAAGCCAAACGCCAATACAAAGGCGATCGGTGTTGAAATGTGTGTTGAAAAAAACGGGCAGATTCACAGCGAGACCGTTCAAAATGCTGCTGAATTGGTCGCTGATCTGTGCAAGCGTTACGACCTTTCTACAGATAAGATTGTGCGGCATTATGATGTGACAAATAAAAGCTGTCCGACTCCCTGGGTGAGGGATGCAAGCCAGCTGGCAACTTTCAGGAAAAAAGTCGATGCCCTGCTTGGAAATAAAACTGTGTCAAAGACAACATCATCCACGAGCCAGTCAAGCAAATCCACAGGGACCATTCTGAAAAAAGGATCGTCCGGTTCCAAAGTCAAGGCGCTGCAGAAACGTTTGATTGCCGCTGGCTTCTCACTGCCGAAATACGGGGCCGATGGGTCTTACGGAAATGAAACGGTGCAAGCTGTCAAAGCTCTGCAAAAGAAAGCGGGTATCGCGGTGGATGGAATCTACGGACCGGCTACAGAAAAGGCACTAGCAGCTATTGAAGCGAAAAAGAAAAAACCTTCCTCAAGCGGCAAAAAATCATCCTACCCGCTGCCGTCTGGCATCTATAAGGTAAAAAGCCCGATGATGAAGGGAACGGCCGTCCGGCAGATTCAGGAGGCTTTAGCTGCCCTCTATTTCTATCCAGACAAAGGGGCGAAGAATAACGGCATAGATGGTTATTACGGGCCGAAAACGGCGAACGCGGTCAAACGGTTCCAACTGATGTACGGGCTGTCTGCGGATGGAATTTACGGTCCTAAAACGAAGGCGAAACTTGAAGCTCTGTTGAAGTGATGAAGAAATGCTGAAAAAAATCAAAGAAATTGATGAAAAAATAGTTGTTATTGAAGAGCGAACTAAAAAAATAGACAGCTTGCCAACAAAAAATGAAATGCAAAGTTGTATTTCTGAAGCATTAAAAACCCTTTTGAAAAAGCCCTGTCCTTAAACGGTTCCAGCTGATGCACGGGCTGTCTGCGGATGGAATTTACGGACCGAAGATAAAGGCGAAACTTGAATCGCTATTGAACTAATACAAAAAGGCCCTCTTTCAAGAGGGCTTAGATTTTATAAATTCTAACTTGTTAATTGTTATTCATCACTATCCATCTCCCATATTTTCTGACCGTCTGCTAAATATACTGCACTTGGTGTATCTTCATAAAGTGAAATTTCAATTAAGGAACTTTCTCCTTGTCTTAACCAATCATAAACACCACAATCGTTATTAGTGGGTTGGGATAAAATATTATTTACTTGAAATGCGACTGCGTCATATTCTACATAATTGACATCATCATCGTCCAATCCGTTGTCTGTTTCATAGAGTGTGTCAGGTTCTCCAATAACCTTTAATCCACTTTTCCATTCTATTATCAAATCGTTATTTTTATACTTTCTTAATGCTGAAATTAAAGGATCATATCCCATTTTATGTCCTCCTCAGTTATGGTTTTAAAGGCTCTGATGGTACTATATGAGCGCCGTTTTTGCTGTAATGTATCAAACCCCTAGTAGTCTCCACATACTTACCAGTATCTTTATCATAGAATTTTCCTATTACTTTGCCAAAGTCTACTCTCTCTTTGACCCCATTTTTTAATAGAGTGCCTTTTCCTGCAAACTTATCTAGCAATTCTTGTGCCGTTTTATTATCTCCGTAGAAGATGCTTTTGTTTTTACGGCCATTAGCTATTTCTTGTTTGTAGTTTGGTGTTCCAGGAATATGTTTTTCTTGAGCTCCTGGTTTTACTTTTGCAGGGAAACCATGCACTTCGCGATACGGACCTTTCGGTACGGATTGTTTGCCGTAGGAAGGTGTTTTATCTACCTTGGCAACTTTCTTTCCCGCTTCTTCACCTTTAAATAACTTGAAGCCGCGCTTTCCGTACTTAAATGCCTTTCCAAAAGGTGTGACACTCAATCCGGCCATCAAACGGTCCCCATTATCTTTAACGATTTCGCCTGTCGCAAGGTCGTATCCAAACGCTGCTCTAACTGCATCATACACACCTGTAAATTCCATCGCTGTATCGAAATATTTAGCAAAGTCGCTTTTTTCCACATTCTCTGGAAGGGTGTAGGCGGGTTCTATCTTGACGAT